GTTTGATATGCTTTTGTAAATTCGGGCGTTCCTTGTTCGGCAATAGAAGAGGCATACGCAAAAGCATTTCTTACTTCTGGTGTTACCTTCTCAGCAGTTCTTTGCTGAATCAAAGCGTAATCACTTTGTGCTTTTCTTAAATAATTGGACAGTTCTAAAGCACCCGCTTGGTCGCCAACGGACGATAGTTTTTGAATTGCGGTTTGTAATGAAGAAGGATTGCTTGGATCAACATCACGCATTACGGCATTTCTTTGGCTAATTAACTGCAACATAGGGTCTTGTGCGCCCAATGCTCCACCCAATCCACGCCCTAACTGTGCGCCACCAGAATAAAGCATGGCACGACCAAAGGCATCAGGTGGCAATCTTCCCAACTGTGCGCCTTCTGCCAAGGCTTGTCCTGCCATTTGTTGTTGGTACATCTCAGGAGATAAACCAAACAAACCAGATACTATGTCTTGTGCCATATCTCTTCCTTAAAACTGATAAGCAACAGGTAAATTAGCGTACTCCCCAAGTGTAGGAGAACCTAATCCCAAAGTTGGTGTAGTAGTAGTTGGCGCACCAGAGGTTAACCAACTAGCCAATCCCTTGCCCAATAATGAGGTTGGACTTCCCAAACCACCCATGATGTATGCGCCTGGGCTTGTCGTTGCCGCAGGTGATGTGCCAATCTCCGCACCCATTCCCGTTCCTGTCAATCCCAATCGACCAGCAGTCGCTCCTGCACCCGCTATCGATGTTCCTAAACCAGTTCCCAAAGTAAATGGTTGTTGTGCTAATTGCTCCAATTGACCTGCTTGCCCAAACAATCCAGTTCCAAAGCCAACTTGTTGTTGACCCGCCTGTTGTGCTTGTGTCGCCAACTGTGCATTTTGTTGGGCAATAGCGTTGTAATAGGCTTCTAGTTCAGGATTAGCACCCATCAAGCCTTGTGCGCCACTTGGACGCAAACCAGTAGAACCTATTGATAAACCACTTCTTCCTGTCTGAAATGCTTGGTTTCTAATATTTGCCAATTCTCTTTGACGGATTGGGTCAAGCAATTCATACTGTCTTGAGAGATATTGTTGTGCAACCTCTTCAGGACTTTGCGCTAGATAACCTGCACCCAATTGCATGAGTCTGTTCTGAGCAGAAGTAATCTCAGGTGTGGCTGTGTAACCAGCACCTACCACTTGACCCGTTGTTGGATCAATTTGGAACTGTGATGTGCCAAACCTAGTGGTAATGCCAACAGGTCTGAACTGCGCCCCTGTGGTTGCTTGTTGTGTAGCACGGGCAATGTCTTGTTGTGCCTTGAGTGCCGCATCCCTTGACGCTTGGGTTTGCAACAATCCACCAGCAGTTCCCAAACCACCTTGAATAAGATTAGGGTTTTGAGCAAGGAAGTTCCTAGCAGTTGTAGCCGCCTGACCCCCTGCCGCCAACATGGACTTGATCAAAGCATCCAATTGAGGATTAGCACCACCAGTTCCCGTGAAGGTTTGGGGTGTTAAAGCATCAATTTGTGCCTGAGTTAAGGGCGCACTTCCAGTGTCATAGAACCCCTCTCCACCAGTAATGTCTGGCAAAGTATCTGTGCCATAGTATGCGTAATCGTCTGCCATAGTTGTCGCTCCCGTTGTTCCTTGCGTTGTCGGTGTTGTTACCGATATCGCTTGACTTAATAAACCTGTTGGTGAAACTGCGTTTATTGCCCCACCTGTTAATGCTTGTTCTGGTGATGCACCACTCAATAATCCTGCCGTAGTTCCACCAGCAACCTTACCTGCCAATGCAGAACCAGTTTCGCCAGCAACTTGTCCACCCACTTCACCGCCAATTTGTGAAATAGCAAGGTTTTTGGCAACATCTTCAAGACTGCCACCCTTGTCAAGCACATTAGCCGCTTGGACATAAGGGGCGGCAACAGGTACTGCAATAGATGCAACAGTCGCCCAACCGCCTGGCACAACACTATTTACTGTGTCATCAACAGTTGCCAAGGCATCTGAAACACTACTGACCGCATTGCTGACAGTATCGGAAACAGCATCTACGACGCTAGAAACACCACCTTGAGGTTGAATCTTCCTATCACCAAAATGGCGAAATCCCCTAATTGGTAGGTCTGGGATACCTAAGAGGGCAAAACTATTTCTCATATATTTGCCTTCCAGTTGTACTTTGGAATGTCAGATGCCTGCACATTTATTCCAATGCGTTTCATCAATTCCACAATTTTTGGATTGTCTGCCATGCCATAAACAGTTTTAATTCCTAGACCTCTACCTTTTCGCACAAAACCAATAACCGATTTTGCCAAGGTTGTAGGGTTATCTTGGGTAAACAAATGAATCTCTGCTGATGAATCGCCAATTTTTCTAACCAGCAATACAGAATTGTTTTCCTGCATCAAAACCGCAGACTTGGTTTTAATCAAACCGCCAATGGTTTGTAAGGCTTTGTTTGGGTCAACTTGCCTCTTGACCGCATCTGCTTTGATGATGTCTGATGCTTTCATTACATTGTTCCATTCGCAATGATGTTGCCGATTACAGTCAGGTTGCCAGAAGAATCAATCTTTGCAACAGGAGTTGATGAGTTGTAGATGTACAAAACATTGGATGTTTCTACAAACGAAAAGTTCGTAAAAGTTCCATCTGCCTTGGTAGCAATAGCAGTTTGAATGTTTGTGAACTCTGTGTCAATCTCTGTGCCTTTGACTACCTTGGAAGCATTACCTGATGCAAGCGAGTCTTTAGCCGCAAAATTGGTGGTTTTAGAGTAATTTGCCATCTTCTTTTCCCTTAATTAAGACAGTTTTCCATGTTTAGCCTGTATCTCAATCTTTTGGATACTAATAGCAGAACCATTTATCTCAACTTCATACGCTGTTTGCACAACCTTGCCAAAGCCTGACGCTTGACCAACCAAAGTGACTATCTGTATGCCATTGGAGTAATAAGCAACAGGAACACCATTACTTCCATACTCTGCTATTCCATATTCCGCAATCGTAGAAATAGGAATTTGTGCTTGTGTTGAGTAATACTGAGATGAGAAGTCATACGACCACTTGATTGTCAATGCTTGGTTTGTTCCACCAATCACTACAACCGCAATTCTCTTCAAGATAGAAGTGATGTTTTGGTCGCCCAAGTCTGCATAGTTGGTGTAATACTGCAATCTATAAGTAGAAGTATTGTCCAAATATGTCCCATACTTACCGATATACCCATTCTTGCCAATCAGCAAATCCCCGTTCCTTCTGGATAGCAAGGCTGTTGGTTGGATATTGTCCCAAACAGTTACCCTTGATGAACCATCTTGTAACTGCGCTTTGGTGTCAAACACATAAACTTGTTTGGCAATAGGCAGAACTAACAAGTAAAAAGCATTGATTTCAGAGTAAACGGCTTTAAGAGTAGAGGCTGTTTCTGCACTAATAAGGTTCATCAAGTCATTACGCACATTTTTGGACAAGTCACGCAATGGTGCTGACTTCTCTTGAATAGTACGCATCAGGCTACGAACACCAGAGTTAGACAAGAAAACTATGTCTGTTGCAGTAGTTACTATCGAATCCCTTGCTATGCACCCAATGTTGCCAATGGTGTCGCTAATGGACATGGTAGAAGGGGTTTTTGCACCAGAATAGACCAATATCTGTCGTTTACCAAAGATAAACAAGAATCCATTGTGTGCGCCCAAACCCATGATTTGATCTGAGCCATTAGGCCAAACCTCGGCAACATTCAAAGAACCAGATGTTCCCCCTGTCCAGTTATGCCCTGCCAACAAGTCTGAGAAAGTAATCGTGGCATTGTCTGAACTCGTATCAGCCACCCACAAACGCCCAAATGCTGATATGCAAATACCCGCCTGTGGAACAGTTCCCGAATAACCAGTTTTCTCTGAAACCCGTCTATAAGTAGTAGTACTTACGGCAGGGTCATAAATCAATGGGTCATAACCAGATTGGAAAAAATAAGTTATTCCATTTAAAGACGCACAATGCCAATTGCTTGCCGTGATGGTTGGTGCAGTTCCACCGCCCCCATAGGTCAACTCAACAACAGCGTTAGAGCCATCTAACTTGAATAACTTATTGTTTCCAGCAAACAAGACAGTCAAAGTGCCATCAAGTTGCACTAACTCATGGATTACTTTGACATCATTTGCCCCTAAATTCCCACTAGAAGCGTTGACTTTTGACCAACCCTTTCTAGCCC